TCTGGAAGTTGTTTTGAACGATGTACAACTTCTCTGTATTCATTATATCTTGAAATTGCTTCTATGTATTGTTGTTTTTGTTCTGATGTCAGAACCTTCATATTCATTTTCTCTTTCATCACTTCCTCAACAGCATCTGAAACCAATTGATTTATTTCTTCTCTCGTCATTGATTTTTTTGTTTCACCTACTTTTTTTGGAAGACCTTTATGAGATGTTGATGCATATTTTTCTAGTTCTTTTTCAGACATTGAATTTGCCAATTGCTTTACAGTTTTACTAACATCAGATGATGAAACTTTACCTCGTTTGTAAGCAAGTGCAAGTCCCATGAGTTTTTGTTGTTGAACACTCAATGCAGGCATGATTATCTCCCCTCAAATATACATTCACAAACATTTCCAATTTCACAGATAATATTTGTTATATTGTTGTGAATACGTTGTATTTTAGGATCAATTTTGGAAATTGTTGATGTAGAAATACCCTCTGTTATCAATCCTTCATTTATACCTTCACTCATACCTTCTGGATACATAAATGCACCATGAGTTGATGGGTTTGAAACAAAATCCCAACCAATCAATTCAAAATCATCTTGTACTTCAACTGTTCCTTCACTTATTTCTTCAACTGAACCCAATCCTCTTGATGATATTCCAAGACGAATACCTGCACCAAGAAGTTGTTTCAAAATGTTTCCAGATGGTGTTGGTAGAATTTCAACTGTACCAACAACATCATTTCCTTTCCAATCTACACCAAGAACATTATGAGAAACATTGCGAAGATTTATCACAGATGAATCCGGATGGTCAAGTTCTCCAAGAGCACGGTTTTCTTTTATATTTGTTGCAGCATATTTTTTTACCTCACGCATCAAAATCTTTTTTGGGTAAACTCTACCATTTTGATTTTTTGCCTCAGCTCTTTGTAAAACACCCGAAACTATAACTTTACCATTATTTTTTCTTTCTGATTCTGCAATCATTTTTGGATTTGCCGCAAAAAGTATAGTATCTACGAGTAGTTGTTTCATCTTAAGCACCTAATTCGTTTATTTTTTTAGTAATTCGATTTATTCTTTCTGATATTTTTCGCAATCTAGTCATTGATTCCCCCCAAAGAGTTCTCTGATCAACATTCATTTCGGTTTTTAATTTGAGTGCATGTTCAACCACTCTCTCAACTTCATATATTGTTCTATTGATATTTTTAATAGAATCATTTATTTTTCTATTACTACTACGAGTTTCATCTCTACGAAATTCATTATATGTTCCTTCGTTTATTACACCCATTGCCTGTTTGTAGACCGACTCTGAATGTATTTTCTTTTTCTTTGGAACAACAGTATATCCCATAGTTTCTGCATTTTCTTTGCTACTTTTTTCAAACTCTTTTTCACTTGGAGCAAATGCATTAGGAGTTTCATATCCTGGAACAGAAGCAGTTGTGCTCATTTCATCCAATGTGAGTTCTTCCACAAACTCACGATATTCTCCCGATTCTTTTAATTTTTTTATGAAAGATTCAACTGACATATGATACCTTATTTAGAAACTTGATTTTTTATTAAAGCATAAACAGGACCATTGGTATCTACTTTAACAGATGTAACAGATAATTCAAATATACGTTGTGAACCAGCAAGAACTGCAAGCGGAATATCACCACCTTTTGAAAGTGATGCAGTTCCGGTTGTTGATGCAGGGACTATTAACCCGCCAACTCCAAAATTTGAACCTGTAAAATAAGTCGTTGTTCCACTTGAACAAGTTATAGATTGTAAAAATTTTCCAGGATGTCCTTTTCTTTCAAAATCGTTTGCTTGTGATGCGGGAAAATTATATGGGTGAATTTCATTTGATGACATTATTTACTCCACGATAAATCTTCTATTACACTATAATAACGAAGAAGTGCTGAAATATGATTTTCTTCTATCTTTTTTACATTCTGATATTCTTCTAAAAGGTTTACAATTTCTTGTAATTTTATTTTTAACGATTTATCATTTATTCTATGCATATTTTTTGTGAACAATCTTTTTATAGTTACCGCCTCCGTTTGAACAAGAGACTTTAAGTTATTGGTATTGCTAACATTCTCAATATATTCTCGCAACAACACCTTTTGTGATTCAGAAAGATTACTATATTTTGTGTTAAATTTTTCAACCAAATATTTGTATGCTAATAAACGAACTTCTTTTGGTTCGTTTATTATTCCACTACTCTCTGATATTACAGAATTTTTTATTTTTGATGTTATATTTTCAAGGATTGTTATTCTTGATTTCGTAATTTCAACGGGATTATCTAGTTCATTATATTCAAAAATCTTGTATATTGATGCCAATAATTTGTAATTATTAACCTTTGTTTGAAAAAATGAATCTATTTCAAAATTTTCTTTGATAGTTTTAATCAATTCATATTTTTCATTCTGCAATTTATTTTTGTTTAACCCTCTACGAGCTTTTAATGCAGCTTCTATAAGCATATTTGCTTTAGTATCAGACTTAAATCTTTCATCAGAAAGAGTCTTATAGAGTCTATACTCTTTAATAAGCTCTGTATTCTTATTAAAAAATTTTTTCAATATCTGTATTGATACTGATTCATTTGAAGAAATGATGTCCGATGTTATTTGTCTTGTTAATAACTCGAACAACATTGCAGTATTTTTAAACTTTGAATGTTTTATTTTCTTCATTTTTCCTTATACCTGTTTGTGTACACTTTCATAGAATAAATATAGAGAAAGTTACAATTCATCTAATAAATTGTTTTCATCGAGTAAATTTGGTTCATTTTCTTGTTTTATAGACCGTTTAAGACTTTCTGATATTATTTTTTTTGTTTTAATTTTAATACCAGACATACTATCTATCAATTTTTCAACATTTTTATTTTCAAGGGATAGTGGTGAACCACCTTTACTATTAACCTTCGGTGAATTATTCACCTTTAATGTATTACCAACATCTTTCATTCCAATAGGATCACGCCCAAATGGACTCTTATCCGTTCCATAGTTTAAGTTTTTAGCAGGTCTACCCGCACCTGGCCAACCACCTTCTGGAACTTCAACATCATTTATTACTTTAGCACCACCACGAATCTGCATACTTGCAATATCGTGAGGAGTTCCGAAAGACTCTTTTGTTACAGCAGGATCATTTCCTTCATTTTCAATTTGTTTCTGACGGAATGCGTGTTTAATATCTTCAAGAACTTCATTCTTTTCAAATTCAGCTTCGTCTTCTGATAAATTGAATATGTTTGAATAAATATACTTCAATGAAAATAGTTTTTTCTCAATTAGTGTTCCAGCCAAATCCACTCTTTCTTTCATAAGAGCAACTTTTTCTTGTTCGTAGATAATAGATGGACCGGTTAATCCCAACTCAAAGTTTACTAAATCTGCATTCTCATACCCCTGTGCATATAAATGAACAATGGCAATTTTTGTTAATTCAGAAACTACAATTCTTTGTATTCTTTCTATTGTTCTGGCAAAACGAATATCAAGAGCTGCAAGTGTTGCCTTACCTTCTACCCTTTCATCATAGCCCAAATATGGTTTCGGAACTTTCAGAGCAGCGAATATTTTTGAACGTAAATACTCAATATCTTGTATAGAATCATATTGTAAACCAGCAAGTGTTTCAATGGTGGTTCCAGATTGACCCCCACGAACTGGAAGATAAAAGTCTTCCAAAAGATTTTGCATATTAAAACGAAGATTATAGTCACCGGTCTGTTCATTGATGATAGGTGTTTTCTTCATTCTATTCATAAGATTGTTCATGTATTGATCTACTTCTGCCGGTGGGATGTTACCAATATCAACTTTGAATATCCTTTTTTCAGGCGCACGCATAATACGATGTATCAACATCGCATCTTCCATTAGTAACAACTGTTTGAAAAGTTTTCTAGCACCTTCCAACATGGATTTACCATACGGTAAAAAGTTAGTATCACCTAGAAGACGAAAATGAGCAATTTCATAATTCTGAAATTCCCCCTTACCGAGAGGACCCTCGTAGATAAATTTTGTCATATAGATATGTTCTGGATCAGTTCCTTCCTCTCTTTGCATTTCATACGGAGAAAATGGAACAACATTAGTTACACCCAATTCATCTTTTACATCAAGGTACAAATAAAAATCACCATATTTACAGAGATTACGAATCCACGGCCA